CAATAAATTCTAATTGGTTACCATTGTACGCTTTGTATAGTCCTTTACAAGGACCTTCATAATTAGGATTGCCTGTTATAATTATTTTCATATTAATTTTTTCTTTGAATAAGCCTCTTCAAAACCTTCCATTCCATATTCTGATCTTTCGTTATTGTTCCATAATCTTTTAAAATAACCATCAGCCGAACTTAATGCTGTTTCGTCACTACAATTCATATGTCCTTTAACTAGCCAAAACAGTCGGTATGCTTCTTTCAGTTCTGCTTCGTCCATCTCCACGGTCCTTCCGTATGTATATATCACTCAAACATCCGCACACAGTTTTTCCGCATGTAATAGGTTCAGTTGGTAATCTATATCGTTCCATATTTCCTATTGGTCCTCCAAACTGACAATCTGCTCTATATAGGTTTCCCCACATATCAACATTTACTCCGTCAATACCTGCCCAGCATTTCCAACCAGCAAAATTATTCATTCCTGATATAATTAAATCGTTTGCTGTTACAGGTTGTTCGTCAAGTTTAAGATCACCTCGGTGTAAGTTCTCATCATTAACTTGTCTTGCAAACGGCCAAGCACCAATAATTTCTTTTTGTTCACTACTATAAGGAGACACAGTATTAGTAATATGCTCTCCGTCTGTTTTATCTAAAATAACTTTAGGATATATTGACATCCTATCTGTTCTATCAAACAAGTATTGTGCTATTTTATACTGTTCGTCAAATGCTTCTTTACCTGGTGGTAACATTAGGTTAACAATAATTTCACACTTTGTTGCATTTGCAATTTCTACAAAGTGTGATGAACTCGAATACTCTGGATGATAACTCATAAGCATACCATCAGTATACGGATCTATTTTTTTAAAGTAATCAACTGATTGACTACCGTTTGTAACAAAACTAAATGTGTGTCCTTGTTCCTTAACAAGTTTTGCAAGATCAATAAAGTGTTTCCAATAAGTAGGTTCTCCGCCACTAAGTCTGTAACAAATTTCTTTAGAAGGTACTTTAAAATTTTCAACAAAGTTTTTAACAGTTTCCCATTTGGGCTGTCCTGTAGTTCCGTTGTGTAATATGTCTGGGCAGTAAGAACATTTGTAATTACATTTATTACTTAATGTCCAACTAACTAAGAACCAATCTTCTTTTGTTTTATCTTGATAATCTAGCTTCATTCGCTCATACTATTCTTAATAATTAAATCGTGTGTACGTTGATTTAGTTTAACTGTAAGGATTAATGAATGTAGTCCATTAGTATAACTGAATACACTATGTTCTTTTTGGAAGTTAATAAAATGTACATACTCTGGATCAGGATAAATTAATTGCTTGTCAAGTATATGTGCATAGTTTTCTGGTTGTGCTTTACCAAATGTACATAACAATCTAAAGTACTCTGGTCCTACACCTGGAAAGTCTCTGTGTGGCGGAAAGAATCCACCTTCATCTACTCTAAGTAAATGTACACGCCCAAGGTCTGGTGCAAACGTATCTACTAAACTAGCAAGTTGTGGAATTTTGTTATACACTTCTATTGGTGTTGTAAAGTTTTCTTCTTTCATCTCAACATCGTGATAGCGTTGCATGTGACCAAAGCTATTCAAATGATAGTTGTCCATTACATCACCTGTGTGACTTGTAACAGGTAAGCCCCAACGATTGTTATGGGCATCTTTCTTTTGGTTATAAGGACACCAGTTATCTTTAAATTGCTCTAGTTCTTGTACAAGGTTGTGTCCGTCAACTTTTAACTTTAGTTTAACCATGTCTCCCATGTTACACAGGCTATTCCATAGTAATGCTCTTTCAATATTATTTTGTTCCATCATATTCCTTGTTGTAACTGTTGCAGACTAATTGCATAATTGTTTCATTCCACTGATCAATTGGTTCACTGTGTACAATTATATGTATCCTAGATTTGCTACTGTTGTTTGTAATTTGGTGTATACTTCCTAGATCAATTAGTCTTGATTCACCTTCTTGCCATTCTACATTACCATAATTTTCAATGTTAAACACTACTTCTTTAGGATGTGTAATAGCAATATTGATTCCGCCTAGTAATTGTCCATGTAAAAAGTCTTTGTGTGGACTAACATACCCGCCCGGGTCAACTATCATTATTCTAATTCTTCCATACTTTTCAAAAGGTATATTTTTAGTAATCCATTGTTTAGTTAACGGAAAGTGCTTTGCTATATCAGTCCATTCTTTAGTACCTAATGTGAATCCTTTTTCTTCGTAAGCATCATCACTGTCAGTCATTATAGAACTGTGTCCGTGAAGTGTTAAACTGCGCCAACCTTTGCCATCAGTATCTCTATGAGGAACAGCAATGTCAACACTTTTTAATATTTCATCTCTAATATCATTTGAAGGCTTTGGAATATCTAACAGAAGTGTAGCAAGACCGCTGTTGTGTCTAATCCAGTTAAATTTTTCTACTAGATCCATGGCAATACCTTAAATTTATCGTCTAATGTCATGTCTACTAATTCACTTGCTAGTGTTTGAATATATGTTCCGTTGACTGTTATCATATCAACATACCATTTAATTTTATCTTGTGCTAATAAACTAATTAATTCGTTTTGTTTTTTAAGTCTTGCCTTTGCATCAAACATTACGCAATTAGGAAAGTATAAAAATACATTACTTAAACAAAATAATCCTACATTACCTTGGCATTTTGTTAAAAACTTTTTTACAGCTGGTATATCAAATAAATCAACTTGGTTGTAATTGTAGCTCTTAGCTACATCTATATTATATTTTTCTTTTGTTTTTTCTAATGCCATTGGACTAATGTCAATAACATATGTATGTTTGGCTAGTAACTGACTTGGAGTGTCACCACTTGCTAACGCAACAACACAATCAGGATCAATTATTGTTTTTAATGGTACTTCAGTATTCTTTTTAAAATATACATTATAATTTAAAATACTATTCAACACACTGATATTTTCAACTGTATGGTTGTCATCTAAGAAGATAGTTCCTAGCGGTACTCCTTTAGTTGTAGAATACTTAACTTTTAGTGCATGAGCAGTATGATACTCAGCAATATTTCTTGCTATACTATTAAGACTGTCGTTATTATAGTCAATATGTTTCCAAGTTATTTTGTTCATGTTGATATCCTGTACAATGGCATAGCATATTTGTTGCCGTCTAATTCAACTTGAACATATTTCTCTATTGGTCCTACTTCGTTAACTACTGTGTCTGTTATTTTTAAATTACCACTAGTTATATTACCTTGTGTAATTAAGTTACCATTACTATCAAGTTTTAATTTAATAGACATGTCTGTATTATTAGACAATGCTATAACCATCTCATTAGCAACTGCACCTTGTTTATTATAATCTTTGGATACAAAAAATTGTATAGCACCATTCAACGGTGTTTCATCATGACAATACCCTAAACTACTACCTGGCTTAGTTCTTCCATAAATTTGAACACCACCTAAGTTATCTCCTGGTTCGACTGGTAACTTATTCTTCTGTGTTCCTCTTGATTTAGTTATTCCAAGAAAAATAGGTTCATTGCCGCCTGTGGCTCCGTCAATATATAACAACTGTTCGTTAGCAGTAGAACGCACAATAAGATTTGCATTTTTTTCTTCTGTACCAATAACAGTTTGTTCATGTAGTTCTATAGGATCTACATCATGGCAAACAACTTTATATCCTACGTCCATTATATATGTTTTCCTAATTCTGTAAATGTTTTTCTAAAGTCTGTTCCACGACGTTCGTCTAATACTCTTAAATAATCTTGTAGTTGAGGCAATTTATTAGACCAATCTTCGCTCATCATATATTCTACTATACCTTTGAATCTCTGTTTCCCCATTGCATGTTGATTCCACTCAGTATTAAATTTTTGACTATCAATAAATCTTTCAATATTATCCTTAGCAAATTCTTTATACTCTTGTGGTAATACTCGTACATTCAAATAACTTGGAAAATATACAAGGTGTGTTCCAATAAGACCGCCACCAAAAGGTAATACATTAATATTATTAAACTTTTGCTCTATTTTCCATTCAGCAAGTTCGTGTATGTATGCTACATTTAACAACTGTACTGCACAAGCCATATTAACTCTAATATTAGATCCTGCGTTATCTAATTTATGTAAGTTTGCACTTACGTCTTGCCATTTACTAGGATAGCGTATATAATCATTCTTATCTCCGTATGCATCAATACTAAAGTTAAATGTTACTTCTTGAAAGTGTTTCCACAATGCAAATAGTTTATCAGGTAGTTCTAATCCATTACTGTTATAACGTATACAAATATTTTTACTAAAGCCGTTGTCAACCATAAACTCTAGTATAGCATAATGCTCTGGTATTAGTAAAGGTTCTCCGCCAGCAAAATATAATTCTTTAATGTGTTGTGACTGGTCTTTCATAGAATCGAGGAATGATCCTTTCTTATACCAAGTATAATCAAAATCTTGATCCCAACTTTGTTCTGCAATTAAGTCTTTGTTTTTGTATTTAGGTTTTTGTAGCTTCCATTCTTTAATCCAACTACTTGAATCATGTGGACTACACATTACACACTTTAATTGGCACAAGTTACCAAGGCGTAAATCAAAGTAAGGAATGTTAACAGGTAAGTTACCGTCTGCATCTGTTTGATCTACAATGCTATCAATATCTAAACGCTTTTCCCACACTTTAGTTTCCCATTGGCGCTTACTTACAATACCTTTTTCCTCTTCTGCAAAACATTTACGACAACTTGCAGGTACTTCGTCATTTAGCATTTGCAATCTTGTATTACGCATATGTTCACTGTTCCATACTTCTTCAATAGTATGGTCACGCATGTTCATAGCAATACCGTCCTTTTTAACAAGGCCTACTGTTTTGTCATCTTCAAGTCCAGCACCTGATGCATTAGCAGTACAGCAAACTCTAACGTCACCATTAGGGCGTGTTGCTAAGTGTATCCACGGTAAAGGACAAAACGTCTTACGCATGTTCATGCCTTTCAAATTGTGCATTCATTTTGTCAAAACTTCCACATTGTTTTGAACATTCTTTTAATCCTGTACTAGTCCAACAACTACTAATTTTATTAAAGAAGTTACTATCAAATATTTCTTTCAATGACTGTGTGTGCAAGTTAGGAAATTCTTTAATTTTTATCATATAATCTATTTTTGAATGGGCATGTTGTGGTAACCATTCTAAATCTAACCAACAGCACGGACTAACATTTCCATTAGCACTAATATACATTTGCTTATCTTCAACTGCTTTACAATTAATAGTTGGTAATGTTTCGTTCCTAGCTTTTTCTGCTGGTGCAATCATTTCTAAACTTTTTTGCGATGGTAATAGTGTATGTGTAACATTATAGTTGTCATCTATTACATCAAACTTACCATCTTTAAATCTTGTAGTATGCTTAATGCTAAATCCTTTAAAGCCTAAGTCTTTGCTTAACTGTTCACATGCATCTACTTGATGTTCATTGTGTTTGAATACTAACATATCCCAACGTGCATCACCACCTGCACCTATAAATGCTTGTGCGTTTTCTAAAATTTTCTCATAGTTTGTACTAATTCTATATAATGAATGAGTATCTCCTAATCCGTCAATACCAAATACAATTTTTACTCCTACATCTGCTAGACCTTTAAACCAATCTTGTGTTCTAGCACTTCCGTTAGTGTGCATTTGCAAAGTCATAAAAGGATTATGCTTACGTAGATATTGCATTATACCTAGTGTATCTTTAGCCATGATAGGATCGCCTAGGTTTCCGCACATACTAAGAAACTTTAATTGCTGTACAAAACTTATAGGAAACCATTCAGTAAACATTTGGTAACTAATTTCTGTAAGATCTAATCCTTCAAGTAATGGCCCACCATGTAACCGTCTTGGACACATAGGACATTTTGCTTGGCATTTAGAAGTTACTTCTAAATGGATTGCTGTTACGTCTTCGTAATTATACATCTTTTGTTCCTATGATCATAAATCTTTTATACTTTGTTAATTGTAATTCTTTTGCAACTTCAACATTTAACTTTGATTTCTTTACAAACTCGTCTAGCGTTTCGCTACAGTTAACATGTTCTTCTAATTCAGAATAGTTATTAGATTGTAAAACTATCTTTGTACCCTTTGGTATATTATTTAACCATTGCATATATTGTTCTGGTGTAATATGTTCGCAACTTGTATTAATAACAAAGTAAGGACTAGTTGTATATTCGTAACTACACATATCTCCTGTAACTGCTTCAAACATACCTTCCATTTCTTGTCGTTTATTTACTGTACTTGCAATTTTTTTACAAACAGGATCAAGGTCTACACTTATAATATGTTTAATACCAATCTCACTATTGAATAGCATATTTGCTAACACACCATTCCAACCACCATGTATAACAGCATTAGCATTACTAATTGTTTTAGCTTTTGCACTTAGAGATTCAACTAACCAAGTTTTAGACTCTAGTTGTCCACCCCAGAAACTTTCTAAGGTACGGCTTCTATCATCGCTGTTGCGAATAGCGTCCATCCAAAACTTAATATCTTTAATATCTATTTTCATAATTCGTTAACTAACTTATCAAAGGCTTCTACACCTAATACATTGTATAATACTACTACTAAGAATATAAACCATAATAACCAAAACACATAATAGCCTAACTTTGTCCATCCTAATCCTAGTATTTTATATACTGTTGGCATAGGCAAATACTTTTCAAATAATGTAGTAATATCCCATACAAATTTAAGCATAAAAATCCACATCAATGCTCTAACGTATTTGTTCTTTATATCAGAAACTTTAAAGTTTGCTTGTGCTTCTTTTACTTTTTTATCATGCGCCTTATAGCGTTCCCATAACTTCTTCATAGTTGTACCTTTGGTATTTTATTATCTGCACTACTAACACACGTATCAGTTACACACTTAGATGGTGTCTTAAACAGCGTAAAACCGTCTTTAAGCGTACCTAGAGGTTCATCGCTACAACTATAAGCTCTTTTAACTTCATCGCCACGTATGATGCAACTTTGATATCCTGCGTTACAAGTCCAGCCTTTAAACTTATTAAAGCCAAATGCATTTAATCTTTCTGCTTGGTCAAGTTCGTATTCTATTCCATCATT